TGAACAATCTGATAAGATCGGGGGGCGGCTTTGTTGGTGGCATCGTCAGTAAGAGCTATTGCTTCATCAAGCTGGCAAACAAATTGACCAGACTTATCATAACCAACATGGCCTGTATAAAGTATTGTTCGGTCACCACCATTAGTAAAGGCGGGGTCACAACCAGCAATAGGTGTAGGAGTTCCCTCCCATTCTATTCTACCCATAGCTCCTGACTTAACTAACTCAGCGTCTGTATAAACTCCATCGGTTTCATCAGAGTCAAAGAATACAGCACGTACCATTCGATAGTAACCTCTACTCTCTTGACCCAGCAGTGCTTTGTCTTCCTCTATCTTTTCTTCTGTAGGTAACCAAGGGTAGACTGTTTCACCAGCGAGTATGTTAGGAGATCTTTCCCCATCATATCTTTTATAAAGACCACCCCATTTTGTTTTCCAACTATCTTCTGTGTTTGGATCAATAGAATCCCAGCCTTGTGCTGGTTCACTCCACTCACCAAAAGCATCCCAACGAGAAGCAGGGTTTGATAAACCAACCAAACTAAATGATGGGTTCTTTGATAAGTTAGATAGACCTGCTTGTAAAATTGCTGTCGATAGTTCTGAAAGCTCGTCGGCAATCAAGATAACATTCTTTTGTTTGATACCAATAAACTTACCTACAGCTTCTCTAGTCTTACTACGCTCTGCTGCAATCAAACTTAAACCCGCTTTCTCTATCAGAGTTCCATTCTCATTTACGTAAGCGACGTTACCAATAGAATCTCTTATCTTAAAGGGCGCACCATCTAACACTGTTAACAAACTAATAACAGAACCCCATATCCTTTTCCTTGCCTCACGTAACGTAGTCGATGTTAGTAGAACGAGAGTATCTCTTGGCGCAGCTAACCAGTTCAGGATTCCCCATGCAGCCATAGTGTGTGACTTACCAGATGAAGCAGCACCACCAATAGACACATACTTATTTTGTATAACAGCTTGTATCATACTCTCTGCCCAAGGATGCTTAACCATCAGAGGTTCAGGGAGTTCGTCATGGTTCCATAATTCGTCACACAACCTCCAGAAGTAATACTCCCTTGCCTTATTACTTTTATGGTTGGCTAAACCAAACAACAAACCTGTTATTGTGTTTGTTGCATCAATACTCATCCCACCTACATCCATTTTAGATGTCTTTTCATCTATCCGTGGTTCATATATCCGTAAGGTCTGCGTCATTTAATTTGAAAGCTATGTAAATATATAGTATATATTAAGTGCTTTGGCTTATAAATCTAAAAAATCTAAGCTGCTTAAACATGCTCTCGAAATGTACGAGCAGCAATATAAACTTGTTACTATTGCGAAGGAGTTAGGAATCAATGTGTCTACTCTCCGTAGATGGTTAAGGGATGAGGGTGCAAAACCAAAGAAAGATCCTCATGCAAATAACCCATCTCTGAAAGAAGTAGAAGAAGTAAAAGAAAATAAAGATCCTTTACAAGAAACACTTGATGATAACTTAGAAGGTAAAACAGATGAGGCTATAAAAGAAGCTAAACTGGAAGCTCGTATAGATGAGGACAAGAAACTTATGGAGATTGCTCAATCACAATCATCTCCAGCAGAAAAGTATCAATCTTATGTAGCTGCCTCCGCTATAAAACTTCTGCGAGACAGTATGAAAAACCTTAGAGGACCACGTACAGTTAAAGAACTGTCTGAGTTAGATCAGTTAATACGTAGGAATTTAGGTTTAAATGCACGTACAGCAGGGGGTTCAGGCAAGTTGCAGATAGACATTAGTATTTTAAATAACGCAAAGGCAGACCGTGGTGATGGTGCTGTTAAAATAAACAAAGATAAAATAATAGATGTTGAGCCAGACGATGATAAATCCTGAAACAAAAGAAGACTTAGATAAACCTGTACTTCTATTTAGTGGTTTAGAAGATGCTTACATAGGCACGGTAGAACAGTATGGCAGACCACCTGTTGCTTGTTACTCAAAGCAAATGACAATAGATTTACTACAAAAAAATTATAACCTTACAAAGCAACAAGCTTATGAAAGGTATGAATATGAATACCTACAAACAAACTTTTGGGAGGGTACGCCATGTTTCTTAGACGATCTATCGGAGTAATGTTTGAAGACAGGAAGGTTGAAGAAAACCCCTGTGTCATGGTACGTAAAGAAATGGGTAAAGACTTTACCTATATTGTAGAACGTAGGTCTGGTACTTATTACAGAGTGATACCTAACTCAGCAAGAGAAGTATTTTATATACAGATGCTTGTCCCAAACGTAGATGCCTTAATTCCAGAAGAAGGAGATGGCGTAATACTTTCTGCTAAAGCTATAGAACATTGTGATTATAGGAGTTGATAACGGACTCAACGGTGGGTTAGTCGCCATATCAAAACAAACAGGAGCTGTCATTGATAAGACAGTAATGCCTACACTTCATCGTTGTAAGAAACGAGAAACTGATACTCGTAAAGTATATGAATGGGTGATGGCACTTGAATCAGATTTTATCTTTGCTATCGAAGAGCCATTGCACCATGCAAAGAGTTCACAAGCTGTTCGATCTATGGCGATATCATTTGGTAAATTGTTAGGACTAGCTGAGAGTAGGCAGTGGGATGTACAATGTGTCAAAGTACACAACTGGCAAAAGGCTATGTTAGGTCACTTGTCCCCACCGTATGACACAAAGAAAGCTGCATTAGGAGTGGCTAATATGTTAGCCCCTGAAGAATGTTGGTTAAAAAGTAAACGCTGTTCTAAACCTCACGATGGTATGGTAGACGCTTTTCTGATAGCTAGATACATACGGAAAGGTCATGCTTTAGTAGGGTATGATAAATTGTAGAAAGTTTTTCTTGCCTTCAATTCAAGTTCTTTTACTATGTCTTAAATGAAAAACCTATTCCCCGCTCAGTCCAAAGTGGCTGACTTCTTTGAAAAAAAGCTAAGAGAAAATAAAAACACCCTAGATTCTAGCTCTGTTGGTACTGGAAAAACAGTAGTCGCAGCCCATTTAGCTTTACGTTTAGAACGTCCTGTAGCTGTTATGTGTCCTAAAGCAGTGATCCCTTCATGGGAAAGGGAGCTAAAGGAAGTGGGTATTGATCCTATATTCGTACTTAATTTTGAAAAGGTAAGGACTGGTAATACCCCACATATGTCTAAGAGGGGTAAGAAAATAATGAACTGGAAAGTCCCTAAAAACACTTTGTTCTTAGTAGATGAGATCCATAAATGCAAAGGTCCATATACACAAAATGCACAGCTTATTATAAGCCTAGTTAAACAAGGGTTTCTAGTACATGGGATGTCAGCAACAGCGTGTGAAGACCCTACAGAGATGAGGTCTATCGGTTATATGTTAGGGCTGCATAGCCTAGCTAAAACAGAAAATGGTTTATATAACTGGTTTAGTTGGATGAAAGTTAATGGGTGTTACCAAGATGAGTGGAATGGTTGGCACTTAGGATCAAAGAGTAACCTCAAAAAGATACACGAAAAGATCTATGGGGTTATGGGGGCTAAGTTAACTGTAGCAGATTTCCCTGATTCATTCAGAAATAACAGAGTTTTCATAGAACCTATGCAATTTGCTGATTCTAATAAGATCATAAAGACTTATGAAAAGTTAGGGCTAACACCACAAATAATAACAGAGCTTATCGAGAACGGTTCTGTTGGAAATAGTGACCATGTGATCGTTAACATCCTACGTGCAAGACAACTAACAGAAGCGATGAAAGTCCCTGACTTAGTTACATACGCACAAGACTTAGAAGAACAAGGTAACTCTGTAGTGTTGTTTGTTAACTTCAGAGACACTGTAGTAACACTATGTGATCAACTGAAATGCAAAGCAATAGAGGGGGGTCAGACAGTAGAAGAACGACAAGCAATCGTAGACGAATTTCAAAATGATGAATCAACTATTGTGGTCGCTAACATTGCAGCAGGGGGTACTGGACTATCATTACATGATTGTAATGGAGATAGACCAAGAGTTAGTTTGATCTGCCCTTCTTTCAATGCTAAAGACTACCTCCAAACTTTAGGGCGTATTCACCGTAATGGTGCAAAGTCTGACGCTATACAAAAAGTTTTAGTTACGTCAGGGTCTATAGAAGAAAATGTTATAGACTCAATAGAAAGAAAAATAAATAACCTAACGGAGTTACATGGAGTGTAAAAAAATAGCAAAATCTATACCACAAGATTTTTTAGATGTACTTGAGTATAGAGATGGAGTTTTGTATTACAAAGTAAGTAGAGGAAGAAAGAAAGTAGGTGACGTTGCAGGTTGTTTATATAGCCCATCACAAGGTAGTAGCGAAAGGGGTAGGAGAACAAGATGGAGATTAAAATTTAAAGGTAAGGAGTACTATAGAGCAAGAGTTGTGTGGACTTTATTTAACGGAGATACAGAAAAAATGATCGATCATATAAATAATAATACTTTAGATGATAGAATAGAAAATTTAAGGGAATGTACCAACGCCCAAAACCAAGCAAACCGTTGGGAAGCAAAAAGCAAAACAGGAGTAAAAGGACTACGAGTGC